AACTTAATAACCTCATCTGTATTATTGGCCGACCATCTAGATTTCTCGCAGGCTTGTGGGTTATAATTTCTAAAGTGTTGGAAAGGAGCTTCTAAAACATTGGCCTGTACGTGTCTTATATAGCGTTTAGCATGATGTGGGTGGATGCCGGATGATGTACCAAGCATACTACTACTAGTACCTTCTGGTTTTAAACAGGTGACTCTAGCAGCTTGATTAATACCAATTTTATTAGCTATTTCTTTATTAGTCTCAACAGCTATTTTAGCGCCAGCTTTAAGCACTTTTTCTGATAGTACCAAATCGTGCTTCTCCATAATTCCTGTGAGAGACACCCCCAATAAAGCTTCTCTTTCAAAGATTCTGCAACTAATTTCACCCAGGTAATCTAGTTTTGTAAAACCAGCTTGTAATGTACCTATAATAGCAGCAGCTTTACATCTATCATAAAAATCTTGTTCATCTTCTATTGATGAGCAATTGATGGTCGTTAGATTACATCCTTGCCATCCGCTCTTACCGCTCTCCTCATCCACTGGCCACATACCAACTTCTACACAAGGATTATATGTCATTTCTGTAGAATCGCTCCAAATAAATCCGGGTTCGCCAAATTCTTTGACGCTCTCCATTAGGTTAGAAAATTCTTCGAAAGTAGTTTCATTTTTTAATAAAAGTGCGGAGTTATTACTTCTTGCTCTTTGTGGATTTTCTATGTACCAGTTGCCTGTTTTGGCCTTGGCCATTTCTTCATCGTCTGCGCTAAATAATGCTAAACTAGCAGAACGCCTAACACCACCACTTAATACAGCATCGCTACTGTGCATCACAATATCATAAGCATCAATTGGTCTTAGTTTCTTTTGTCCACTAGAAATACAATGATCTAATAATGCTCTTATTTTTTCTAAGCCCTTGGCTAATGGCTCAAAACCAGGGGCTTTACCAACTCCAGAGCTTAGATCGGAACCCTGCGGCCTAATATTACTATAATCAAATAGTATATGACAATTTCTATATCGTTCAAATTCTTCTACAGGTTTACTAAAATAACTACTAAGAAGAACGCCAAGAGCATCAGCCCAGCCTTCGATACTATCTTCTATTCTATAGACCACACTCATAGCATCTTTATTAATTTTATGTTCAAGATTTGGTAACTTAGCAACATGGTGCTTTTGTACACTAAATCCTGTGCCACTACCACATAGTAGTAGCCAAAAACATTCTTGAAAAAATCTTAGTCTATCACAATAGGAACTTGTACAGTTATAGATTTTTGCGTTTCTCTTTAGGATGGGATCTCCACCAAACTGTAAACCTCTTTGACTTCCAAGAACTTTTTTCTTGTGCATCATGTCGTAGGCCCAGTTGATTTCTTCTGAAATATTCTTGTCCGCATACATTGTATGCATCATATTTTTCACTCTTTCAACAGCTTCTTTCCAAGTTTCTCTTCTATTCTTTTCTGGAATCCATCGTGCGTATTTACTAACAAACGTATAATTTTGAAGCTCTTGAAGTGCGGACATACTATCTCCTATCGATTAATGTTACAAGACCCAATATTACCAATCCTTTAAAAGAATTTTCTATCATTATTGTATTCGAGGTAATATTGAAATAAAAATATAAAAACAATACTATGTAAAAACTAATTTTATACATTATATTACACCACATAATTGTTTCAGCCATGATAGATTTGGCTCAACATATTGTATTTTAATTTTGCTCATATTAATAAAAGTATCAAATCTTTTTTGAGCATTTTCATCAAACAAGTGTGTGCCATGATCTTTCATCATTATAACGGTCGAGACACCTTCTTGCCAAAGAGCCATGATGCAATCATTACAACATTGGCCGGTCACATATGCTATGCCATTGTCTGGTCTAATAACACAATTAGATAAAGCATTACGTTCGGCGTGAATCATCCAAGGATATTTTTCTGGTCTAGTGTTGGGTAATAATTTATCATCCAATCCTCTTGGGAAACCGTTATATCCTAATCCTAGAATTCTATTGTTTTTATCCGTAATTACACAACCGTGTTGTGTTTGAATGTCATGGCTACGTTGAGAAACAACTTTAGCCAATCCTAAAAAATAATCTGTCCAGTCAGGTCTTTGCATGATGCTATATTATAGCATAACAAGTTGGTAAGTCAAGCTGTTTTTGTAAGTTTATTATATAAAACCAAACTCAACACACCACCAGCAATACCCATTACTATTCCTGACGGACTAACACTATCATAACTACCCAGCAAATATAATACTGCGCCGCCCATATAAGAACCAGCAACTCCTATGGCTACTGTTTGAAAAAATCCCATTCTTTCTTCACCAGGAACAATAGACTTGGCTATACTGCCAACGAATAAGCCATATACACACCACACTAATATATTAAACATTTGCTGCCTCCACTAAGGTTACGACTTCATCATCCTTGAGGTTTTCTCCTGTATCTAACATAGCATTTAATAATGGTAAACCATATTTAGAATATTGGTCTTTTGACATTTTTTGTCTAATAAGTTTTTTTAATCTCATTTTTGTAAACCAGCCTCTCTTCATAGAATAGGATCTGATTTCTGAACCATACAAATTATATTTATCTTGTGCTGTATAGTTCTGTGATAGTTTATTCTTATTGCATTCTTGCAATACTCTGATGAGTGTGAGTGTGATACTAATAATCATAAGTATAGCTATAACACTACCGAAAGTTTCTTCTTCTGGTATATTTGATAGTTTTCTAATTTTTTCAGCTACTGCTTTTAATTTTTCATTCATTTTTTATATACCTTAGTATCACATTCTGGTGTGAGTTTAGTTTCTGGTTCACAATAGCCACAATCTACCATTTTAATACCGTCACCACTCAGATATTTACCAGTACCTTTACATACAGGACAATTTTTACGAGGATATTTTTTATCTTGATTTACGTGTTTTGCTTTTATAATTCCGCCGACTAGCGCAACAGCAGCAGTGGTGGTGCCGTTATACCCATAGTTTGAAGAAATTAATACAGAACCTATTAGTATAGCACACAATAACTTATTCATCTTTCTTTTTTCTCCATCTTGGTTTCCACAATGGCTTATCTGGCTTAGGTACATCTATTTCTTCTACGCTTTTGGGCGCTATAATCTTTAATACACCTAATATAAAACTAGATATAATACTAATTAATCTATTAAGAGCCACCTTATCTAAAAATTTCATAAATAATCCTCAAAACCATAAGAAGGAAGTTTTTGAACAGGAAAACCGTCAAATTTACTAAAAGCATACGCCCCATTTTGACTAAGCATCCCTGCTGCAACATCAGCATGAATCAAAAACGATCCGTCTGGTATTTTACCCCATTCTGGATGACCACCATCATTCCATGGACCCCAACTATTTTGAACTAAAAATGCTGGTTCATTACCAGTATCATCACAAGCAATCCAGGGCATAGCATGAGCCCAGCTACCACTAACCCTTGCGAATCCTTTACTATCTCTTTTATTACTAAAACCATAACTAGAACAAACACTTAAACCATAACCATTAGCTAAAGCATCTCGTGCTTCTTCAACTGTTCTAATTAAACTAACTGTTTTAATTTGATGGTCGTTCGCTAGATCAATTACTTTATCTGGTAATCCTCTGGCTCCCCACCCGGCACCAAGATTACCATTATATTTGCTAAAATCAGCAACTCCCTTATAGTCTTTTCTAACAAGAACTCCACCAGACTGGCTTACAAAAGTGGCTGCTCTAGAGCAACTCATTCCCTGGCCGCCATGACCGCGGGCGCCATAAATAGCTTCTGTTGCTCCTCTTGCTATCCAAGCTTCTCTATCTCTATGTACATCTATTTCTACGGCTCGTGACACGTCTACAGCATTTCGTGTTGCATGACTAACACAATCTCCAGTAGTTTGTCTTTCATTATAAGGGTTCTTATCAAACTTTAACACACTTTTGTATGGTGTGCTGAGCTTACCCTTTCCGCTATTTTTAATTCTTTTAGCACCATCTGAAAAGTAGGCATATTTGGAACTCTCTAGTAGTTCATTAAAAACATGCTCCTCCCATAAACATCCTTGAAAACCTTTTCTATATTCGTTATATAGATCGCTTGGTGAATATCTTGCCATATTACTTACTTCCTTCTAAACAAGCCCACGATAAAGCCATAAAACCTTTTACGGCCTTGTTTCTTAATTCTTCGTCTAAAGGAACAATATCATCGCCAATTTCATTTATAACCACTGCTTGTGTAGCTTCTGATAAACCATCATATTTATCCTTTATATTCATTTGTAACATAACACCAGCTAAAGAATTAGCTTGTCTAATCTCTTCTGTGGTCTTAACAACTTCGTTTTCTCCATCTAATTTGATCAAAACAGCCAGATCGGAATATAGTTCTGATAATCTTTTGCCATCAGCTTTTCTATCACCAGAACCATTTTTAAGAACGTCGATTACCAATTGGCACTTTTCTCTTAGTTCTTTACTTTCTGGAGGAGTAACAACCACAATAGTATCAACAACACTTGGCTTGGGCTTAACCGGCCATTTGAAATCTGGCTTGGTTAATCCAACAAATATAAGGACTCCTGCTAAAATTAATAATAAACTTTTAGAATTAAGCATCTTTATTTTCCCCCGCGCATACATTAGGACTTAAATATGGAAACATACTATCAGCAACTTCAACAGCCTTATCACACCCACAAGACCTTGCTAAATCTCGTGTTTCTTTCCAACTTACTATTAGTTTAAAAAACAAATCTTCTTTTGTTGGTTTTGATGTTGCAGGAGATATCTCTGGTTTATTGAACAACGGTGTTGTGTTGTATGTAACAGAACTATTAACTACCGGATTTTTATTGAGTAAGTTTTTAATTTTGTCAACTAAAGAACCTAGTAATATTTGTACCGGACTTAATTTATCCTTGAATAAAACCCACAATACTAATCCTATTCCAGCATATAGGGCCAAATCAATTGGTTTTAGCGAACTAGAAAACTCTTCAAAACTTTGAGCATAGTCTAACATTGTTAACTATTTCCTTTCTTTAAGAAAACCCCGGTTTCTCTAAAAATGGTCACAGTAGCATCTATTGATGCGCCCACCATAATCATGAGAATTTGTTTCACGTACTTATGTATAATAGGTTCAATAAGATTTGGAACAAAGGGCAAGTCTACTACCACAAACACTTTATCATAAAAATTATTAATATACTCTATTGCAATGGCCTTTTTCTCTTTGCCCTCTAGATTACTTGCTATAGTTTCTATAACCCTAACAGTACTAGCTGTAACTAGCTGTAATACTTTCCATGCTTCACTTAGAGCTACTCTTTTTGCTATTTGTAGTTTTAGTTTTAGTTCTTGGTGAAGTTTTTCTACTTCGTTTAGTACTAGTTCTTTTGGACTCATCTTTAGTCTCCGTTTTTTTTATCAGTTCTAAATTTTCTTGTTCAACTATTTTTTTAACTTCGTTTCGTCCTTTAACATATTTATAAAAGATTAATAATTGACCAAATATTAATATGATGCTTTCTACAACATGGCCGCCAACCCCGATAAGTTCTTCTTTTTGAGAGTGATCACTTAATATACCAGTTAAATATAAACCACTAAAAATGAAGCTTACTAATGTTACCCAAAATTCACTAGTTTTATAACCAGCTCTTATTTTCATAAGTATATTCTCCTGTTGTTAATATACTATACACCTAACAGAAGTATGTTATCTTACTGGTCTTTGTGGCGGCACAAATAATGCTTCTAATCCAGCTTTAATATCTGATCCAAGAAGTTCTAACACTCTGGCTTCGACTTGAGCTTCAGTATAATCGCCAATAGCATCATAATCATTGTTTGTCCATAAAAGTAGAGAATAGGGGCAGGGGCGAATGCGAACTTCGCATCTCTTCCTTTTGTTATTGTCAATTAGGGTTATGTCCAATTCAGATAAAGTGATAGGCTTTTGAACACGTACCTCTCCGGTGGATCGAGTAATGGTTGGTGGTTGAATAGTAACTGGCTGTGAAAGATTCATAGTTATATAACTCCTAGAATGGAAGAACCGTTGATGCCGCGAGGGATGGGGAACGGGGTGCGATCTTCGTATAATTCAACGCCATTCACAACACCAGTGCTGTCGTTGTACGAACTGTCTCGGAACGTGGCATCGTCGTCTACGGAGCCGCCGTTGTACGAACTGCCATTGAACGTGGCATCGTCGTCTACGGAGCCGCCGTTGTACGAACTGCCATTGAACGTGGCATTACCGGACACGGTGCCGCCGTTGATCGAACTGTCGTTGAACGTGGCATTACCGGACACGGTGCCGCCGTTGATCGAACTGTCGTTGAACGTGGCATCGCCTGTGATGGCGCCGCCGTTGATCGAACTGTCGTTGAACGTGGCGTTGCCTGTGATGGCGCCGCCGTCGTTGGACGAATTGTCGTTGAACGTGGCATCGCCAGATACGGTGTCGTTGTTGACCGAACTGTCGTTGAACGTGGCGTTGCCTTCGACGGTGTTGTAGTTGTACGAAATGCCGTTGAACGTGGCATCGCCAGATACGATGTCGTTGTTGACCGAACTGTCGTTGAACGTCGCGTTGCCGGTGACGGTGCCACCGTTGATCGAACTGTCGTTGAACGTGGCATCGCCAGATACGGTGCCGGTGTCGTTGTTCGAACTGTCGTTGAACGTGGCGTTGCCGCCGGCGAAGCCGAAGTTGTACGCACTGTCGTTGAACGTCGCGTCGCCGTAGAAGTTGCCATCGTTGTTGAATGAACTGTGGTTGAAGGTAGCGTGGCCGTTGATAGTTCCGCCAAGGTCGTTGTACGAACTGCCGTTGAACGTGGCGTTGCCGTCGATGAAGCCGTAGTTGTACGCACTGTCGTTGAACGTCGCGTTCCCGGTGTTAGTGCCGCCGTTGTGGCCTGCGTTGTCGTTGAACGTCACGTTGCCATTGACGCCGCCGTTGCTGTAGAAACTGCCGTTGAACGTCGCGCTGCCAGAGACGGTGATTGCAATTTCGAGATATAGGAAGCCTGCAACACCATTACACGTCAGATTCACAACGGTTGGCGCACTGCCGCTGTTCGCATCGCACGTTGCACTCAGCACAACACTATCGCTGCTGGTCGGCAGGGCAGACGCCTGAGTGGTGAAATCACCGCTCGTCCACCAGTTGCCGAGCGTGGCCCAGTTGTTATCGACCGCGCCGTTGAAATACAGAGTTGCCATAACATTTTACCTTTCTGTTAATAGCCCGGTACAAAAGCTATAATGTCCCACTTGTTTCTGCTACTATCATAAGTAGCACCAAGAATATCCATACTACCACTAGTTGAACTAATAGGTAGCGGACTAGTAGCAGATGATGGGATCTTGAATTGATTTCCAAAATTAAGAACTAGATTATTAGCATTATGACTTATTCTCCAGCGGATACTTTGACCGTCTGTAGGATTTGTTGGATTAGATAGAGTACCACTAGCAGCTAACGTAAGATCAAAAATATCTCCAAGACTAGCATTTGTATTAATAGTTCCGCTGACACTCCCAAGTTGAACTACTGTAGGATATTTTGATTCTAAATGAGAACCGTCTGAAAATGTAATACTACCACTAGTTGGTAATGTTAATATGCCACTTCTATTAAATATCCATTCAACAGGATTGGTAGGCCAGCCTAGACCAATATAGATTTCATTATCATCACTAATCTGTATATATTGTTCACCGTCCGCGCTGGTTAGACCACCAAGTGATCCAGACGGAGACACAAACCAACTTGATCCGTCCTGAGTCTGCCCTGGATAGCCCTTAGATATTATACTATTTGTGGGTGTTCTTAAATTGCCACTTGTATCAAAAATCCAGTGATTGTTATTTGAGTCAGTGCCAACAATAACATCTCCACCGTTCTTTTCTATCTTAACATATTGATCATCATCACCTAAGTATATATCAACCGTTGATGGATCTCCTGCTACAAGATGAACGTGACTATGTTCTGAATTAGATATTCCATTGTTGGTTACAGTAACAAATTGACCAATAGGCATAGCATTTTCTTCAAAATCATAATATAGTGCTGGATCATTTTCTGTCTCTTCGTCGGTTGATCTTGTGCCATCAACACTTGTTAATGTTAGAGTAAACTCAGTAATACTACTATTAGATGGTATAGTCCAAGTAATTGTTTCGGTATCTGGAGCAGATGTGCTTACAAAAGTTAGTTTTCCAGTTAATGCTCGACCTAGTGATTGTGGTGTTACTCCACTACCAGTAATAGTATAGTTAACTGTTCCAAAATAAGCCCAATTTTGTAAAGTTACAGAAATGGTAATAGGACTACCATATACTATATAACCGCTAGAATCAAGACCCCAAGTAGCCATAGTTGGACGAATCACTAAACTTTGTCCAGATTGTGCTGTTGGTGGCATTAAAGATATTGTATTATTTGTTTCGCTTATTATGCTACCGCTGGGGAATGTCAAAGAACCATCGCTGCCAAGTACAACTTCTTGGTTATCTTTAATTAATCTGTCGCTGCTGATAGCATTAGAAATATCACTTAAGCTAATCTTTTTAGTAATGCCACCACCAGATGGATCATCCATAAATACAAAAATATCATCATTAGTTAAATTGCCACTACCTTCTGGTAATTGATTAAGTCTTGTAATAGCCATATTATACTCCTAATATTCCAGAAGATCCAATAGTATAATAGGTAGTATCATCAAATCTATCTTCATATTTATCTTCTATATCTGATATAGTTGGAATATTTGACACATAAGTATCTAATGTTGAATATTCTCCTGTGTTTAAACAGGTTACCACGGTTGTGCCATTTTTAAGAGGATTGGCTGAAATTGCTTTGGTTATATCATTAGCCATAATAAATACCTTTGGTTTGAGGAATATAGTATATATTTAATACACCACTAAAATCCTCCGGTCACTGTTATTGTCCAGCCCCTGCTTCTCATGGCCGTTATGGCCGCTTGTCCCACTGATGATGGAGGCGATCCTTGACTTTGAGTAAAAGTTCCGTTATTTGTATTGTTACTATTAATGCTAACAAGAATATTATCTATACTAGTTTGAGATAAATTAGTATTGCTAAAAGCATTAGTAAAATTAACAGCATTACACCCATTAAAAAAATTAGCTGGAAAATTGACCAAATTTAAGCACCCACCCCATGCTCCTTGAAAAGTTGTGGCAGATGAAAGTGATGGCAAAGATGGGAAGCTAGTTAATCCGATACAATTTTGCCAAGCAAACGAAAAGTTGGTAGCGTTCGGAGTATTAATTATGGGGAAACTAGTTAAACCACGACATCCGGCCCATGTGGAATTTAGCGATATAGCATTCGTCGTATTGATAACTGGAAAACTAGTTAATCCACTGCAACTTTGCCATGTTTGTTGAAAATTGGTTACGTTAGATGTATTCAACAAAGGAAAGGATGATAAAGAACTACAACTTCGCCATGTTGCTTCTAAGATTGTTGCGCTAGAGGTATTTATTTGTGGAAAAGTAAACAAGCTACTACAGTTATTCCATGACGCCAAAAAATTAGTAACTTGACTAGTATCGATTAACGGAAAACTAGAAAGCTGAGAACATCCGTTCCATGTATTAATAAGAGATATGGCATTACTTGTATTAATTAATGGGAAAGCTGTTATTTCGATCCAATTTCTCCAAAAGTTATTAAATTGTGTTGTGTTTTCATAGTTATTTCCAGCTCCTTTATTTCTAATATAATTTATCCAATAATTTATATCATCTGTTGTTGCTGTTGACGGAACAATAACTTGACTATATATTGAAGGTACAGGATTAGTAAAGTCTGGCATATAGAAACCATCGTGTCTACCTATTGTATATGCTCCTGATGGAATAGAAACACCATACGCTACTGTTCCATCATTCGTACCAAGTATCATGACACCATTAGTCGTGGGCAGCATTGTAAACAACCTGTCCGTATTGAAAAATCTTACTCTTCTAGGACTAATAGTAGTACTATATGCTGGGCGATCAGCCGCAATTGATTGAGTAGCATGATAATCATTACCACTTTTATCATTCCACTGAGATACTAATCCTGAAATAGTGGTTATGTTGCTATCTTCAGCGTCTAGCCATAAAATTGGAAATCCTGAAGATTGTTGAGGCTTAGAAATTAATAAGCTATTATTTTTTACAAAACTATTCATAATTGACTTGCTGCTATAAATCCTTGATCAATTTGTTCTGACGTTAATCCCAGATACTGAGCAAGACTATCTATTAGAGGGTGATTTCTTTCAATGTAGGGCGCATATTCCCATTCTACTCGTGTTTTTTCTCTTAGTTTTTCGTCAACAATAGTATCAATAGCGGCTTCAACACTTGTTAAGCTAATATCATTATCAATTAACCATAGTCTTACTTGTCGTGCGCTGATATTTTCTGGAACAATAGCTGGAATTGGAATCCATGTTCGCACTATGTCCACAAAATCACCATCAATATTAACTATTCTTTCGAAGATACTTTCTACAGTATTTTGTGGTTGTGGTGGACTGTCGGTACGAACAGAGTAGTATCCACCTTCAGCTAATATATTATTGTTTAAATTTTTACCAGTAACTATTGTACCATTGTCTAATGCTATACTGGTTGGAGCATCATTGATTAATTGTTGATTTCTAATACTATAATACATCTTATGCTCCTTCTGTATCAAACCATACTCTTATAATATCAACATATGGTTTATCTAGCAAAATGGTTATTTGTTCTGTTTTTTCTATACTTTTTGGTGTTGGTGGTTCATTGTTATCATTTCGCACAGTATAAAAACCGTAATCAGATAGTGTATTTATATCACTCAAATTAAAATCTATAAATAAACTTCCGTCTGGCTTAATAATATTTTTTGGTAATTTTCTAATTAAAATTTTATCATTATTATTGTAATACATAATTAATTAGTTTTAACTCCTATATAATGTCCTTGAATTGTTGTTCCCATGCTTCTTAAAAGCACAAGATATTTACCCGGTGTAAAAAACGGAAATGGATTATATTGATCATCAATAATCGTCCACACTACTGTTGTGGTTGAATTAACAATAATTTCTAATAATACGTCAATGCTTTTATTAGATATGTCCCAACCACTTCCTTCTATAAAATTAGTAGCTGTTCCATTTAGAGTTAAGGTTTGAATTTGTTTATCTATGCCATAATTAATACTAACATTTCCGCTAACAGTTCCTAATGAGAATATGGGTGTTGGGGCAGATAGTCCTTGATCTACAGATAACGAACAATTGGTTGTGACAGACCCGTTAGAAAAAATACTAATATTTCTATCTAGATTACCAGAACCAGAACTAACTTCTATATTCATTCTGCTTGGTTGATATATGTTAGATCCACCAACAGCACCATCTGCCCATGTTACCATTCTGCCCACCAGATCTAGTCCACTCTGACCAACAGCTTCTGTTCTTATTACAGAAAGAGCTTCCCATCCACCTAAAACTGTTGGACTTTCATAAGTACCACTAGACTTTATTAAGGCTATTCTCGGTGTTGCTCTATGACGAACTCCTTCTGAGTCAGTTTCAGCTCCACTATCTCCATGATAATTAATTGATATGGTTGGGCCAAAACCTCTGTTACTTTCTACTAGTCTTAATGTTGCGGACTGACCAAAATTTGGTGACAGAACCGGTTCAAAATTAGCAGAGATAAATCCGGAGGGTGAAATAACAGATAGTCCGCTTGAAACAGATAATAAATTACCATCAAACGTAAGGTTGCTTTCCGCATTTATTCCAGTACTAGTTCCATCACTAGTTAATATTCTATTATCACCACTATTAGATATGGTTGGAAGTAATCCACTAACACTACTGTTAAAATCTGTAATATTTGAGGAGGTGTGCGTGTGACCACTAACACTAACTCCAGTTCCATTAACTAATAGTGTACTAAAATTACCACTACTACTTGGAACCCAATAATTTGTAACACTATTATATTGTAAAAATTGTCCGTTGGTTGCTCCGCTTATTGCAACATCATGATTATCATCAAGATGACCATAACTAGTTGGTCTTACGAAAATTCGCCCATTGTTTGCAGCATCTAATATTATAGCAGCAGCAATACTGTGCTTGGGTTCAACTTTTGTCAGTTTTCCAGCTACTGTTGGATGAACATATAATATATCTCCATCAGCCCAAGTTTCATCTCCAACAGAGATATTACTAGCAACATTACCTCTAGTATCAATATTTTCTATATGACCAAACTGTATAGCATATCCGTTGTTATTATTATTTAAATTTTCTAACATCAAACCAATGAATCTTATTTCTCTTATACTTCCATCTGCTGTGTACAATGATGGTGTTATAATACCATTAGCATGAACGCCGCTAGCATAAACAGCCTGACCTTTATATAGAGGCGATCCTGTTTCATTTCTTACTCTGTAAAAACTATGTTCGCCCACATGAATATCGGTATCGTTAGTAAGAGCAATATTTATAGTGCCTTCTGTGTTATTCCAACCTAGTTGTCCTTGTAACAGATTTGGTTCTATATTTGTGTTAAAACCAAGAACATCTAGTGTTCCTGTAGACGCTACATAATTACCACTTACACTAATAGTGTAGTTGCCAGAACTTGCTGCCACACCTATACCAGATCCAGATAATATATCTTTGACTGGAATTAATCCACTAACAGCAGAGTTAAAATCAGTAATATTAGCACTTGTGTGGGTATGACCACTAACACTAACTTGCGTACCATTATATAATAATCCACTACTATTTATGCTCACGGATTGATCTGTAGCGTTTATTAATAATGGAGAAAATAATGACATTATTTTATTTTCATCATCTTCATCATCTCTAATAATATTAAGTTTATCAACACCGCTGGAATCTTTAAAAATAATTGCAGCGCTTTCGTTAACAGCAGAATACAACTGTATACTAGGAATAGTCATTCCTGCGAGAAAAACTCCAGTTGTTCCCACCTCAATAATTGCTCCGCTAGCAGTTATAAGACTTTCAGCATTAATGCCTGTGGACGTTCCGTCGCTAGTAAGTAATCGATTATTACCACTATTCGCTACGGTTGGTAACAATCCACTAACACTACTATTAAAGTTTGTGATATCTAAACTAGAGTGGGTATGTCCACTAATGCTGACAGCAATATTATTTACATAAAGCCCACTAGAAAAATTTCCACTACCATTAACATCTAATGTATAGTTTGGATTGTTGTGTTTTATTCCTACCCTGCCAGTGCCGGTTGGGGATATTATAATATTTCCATTAGTATTAGTGCTGGAAATAGTATTGCTATCTAAACGCAAATTATCAATATTTAATATTGGTCCAATATTAACGCTATTATTAAAAGCATTAAGATTTAAACTACCGCTCTCAGCAAGAATACTTAGATCATAATCGGCTAAAGAGTAAATTTCATTAACATTGGTTGAGGGACCATTTCCATTATAATTTTCGGTATTATAAGAACCTATAATTAATTTATTTGATGATCCACCAGCGCTTCTTAATTTAATTTCTGTAGGATAGTCTTCGGCTGTTTCATTTGTAATTATTAATGTTGGATTATTAGTTCCAAATATTGTTACTCCTCCACTACCAGCAGCAGAAAAATATTCCGACGTGTCAATCAAGAGTTGATCAACATTAATACCTAAATAGTGTTTATTGTTTGTTGGTGTTTCTGCATATATAACGTTATTATCTATTTTAACTTTGTCAACTATTAATACCCCGCTAACAGCTAATGTGGTTCCATCAAACGTAGCGTTGTTTTCGGCATTTATTCCAACAGAAGAACCCGTACTTGTTAATATTCTATTATTGCCACTATTTATTATAGTGGGAAGAAGACCGCTCACACTAGAGCCAAAATCAACAATATCATTGCTATTATGAGAGTGACCACTAATACTAACCACAATATTATTAACTGTCAAACTATCAAAATTGCCAGTTCCGCTAGGAATAGTAACAGGTCCTGTAAAAATAGCTCCACTTAAATTTGCCTTTTGACCTAATCCGCTAGCAATAGTGGTGGCAAAATTTGGATCATCTCCCAGAGCAGCGGCCAGTTCATTAAGAGTATCTAATGTTGATGGAGAGGAATCTACTAAATTACTAATTTCTGTTCGAACAAATGAGGTACTAGCAATTTGGGTAGAATTTGTTCCGCTTGGTGCTGTTGGCACAGTTGGGGTGCCACTAAAAGCGGGACTATTATTAAATACTAAATTTCCAGATCCAGTTTCATCACTAATTAAAGTATTAAGATTACTACTAGACGGTGTTAATAAAAAAGTTCTAGCATTAGAAGATAGATCTGTAATATCAGTCAGTTGAATAGTAGGATCACTTAATGTTACAAAATAATTTGTGCCACTATTAGTGACAACTATTCCGCTTAATCCAGTTAGTGAAGTAAAATTAGACGGCGGAATCAATCCACTAACAGCACTATTGAAGTCCGTGATATCCGAACTAACATGATAATGAATACCACTAGCATAAACTCCGCTTGGTTGTTTACTATCCAAAGCATTTTGCAACCCCGAAACATCGGCTATAACATGTGAATGGCCAACAACACTATAGTTCCCGCTTGGTTGTAGTCCACTAGCACTAAGAGTATAGACATTATTAGCGAAAGATGATACTATGTATCCGCTGCCACTAACGCTAGGAAGGAGTCCGCTTACTCCGCTATTAAAGTCTGTTATATCACTAGTATTGTGAGAGTGTCCAACTAAACTATAGTTTCCACTTGGCTGAACGCCAGTAACAGAAATTATTAGACTGTTTCCTAAATCATTATAATTAAGATTTACATAATTTCCAGCCACTAATAAATTACTTACTCTGTCATCAACTTCTTCGCTAGTAAGACCAAAAGACCCAGTAACACTAACTGTAAAATCACCAGAGACAGAGGATATGCCAATACCACTACCAGCACTAATATTTTTAACTGGTATTAATCCACTTACAGCGCTATTAAAATCACTAATGTCACTAGTAAATATTGTAACATTGTTGCCAACGATATCTATATTAGTTGGACTAGTTAATTGTACTTCAACGTTATTTTCATTCTGTACTAAACTAGTATCAATACTAATAGTGTATTCTGAAGTTTCTGTAATTTCTACCCTATAATCACTCATACCACACACTCAAGAACAGTATTTGTTTGACTAAAGCGTTTAATAAGAGTTATGGTTCCATATAATATTCTAGTAGTATATTTACCACCATTATTATATAGATCATCATCGCTCTGTAATTCTAGATCATATTTAGCACTATTAAAATTAAAATTATTAGTTACAGAGGCTGGGAATTGTAGTACTAGTTTTCCATTAGGTTCGTCAATATCAAATCTATACGAAGCATTAATAGTTTCGGTGCTAAAAGTTTCGATAGTGCCTGTGTTAGTTTTCCAAATTAATCTAGCGCACCAGCCTGTTAAGTCAACTGGATTATTATCTCCGTCTTTATAAATAAACGAAAGAGTGAACGAACTACCTTGTTCTATGCTAAAATCGTATTTGCCAGCACTCATAAGTTTAGCCTTACTGTAGATTTTGTCTATCTATTCTTTCTTCTAATGCTTCTAAGGTTTTACCCAACGTGGCTATCTGAATTTTAAGCTCACTCATAACTTCTATAACCTTTTGTAACGTAATAGAAAGAGCAGCTTGTGTTTCTTTATTTACGCTTAATCTTTCCATAATAAATTGTCTATCTTGAACATACGGGCTTCTGCTCTCTATTAGCTCACACACCTCTTTTTTAGTAGCCATATTACGACCTATGGTTACCCAAAAACCTACCAGAGTAACTATAATACCCACACTAGTAGTTGCTAAACTTTCCCAAAAATGAATAATATTCTCGTTCATAAAGTCTCCATAGTATAATAGCCAACGACACAAAGTATCATTGGCTACTAAAGGTGTCGTAATTTTATATTACTAACTAGTTGCTTTTA